GAACTGTGCGACCTGTTCAAGCCAGTGTTCACCTGGTGTAAGTTCGGCTTGATCGTCCATACCATCAGGCACAGCTTTAAACCAGATCGCGTTTGCAGGTGTGGTACCTGCAATCAGGTTAGATACAAAGATCAGGATTGATTCAGCAGCAGTAGAATCCAGCAAATCAGCACGCTGTTTCTCTCTGGTGCCTTCAGAACCTGAGCTACCACCAAAACACTGTTGGCGCTCAGGTGCTCCGTACTTGTAGCATTCAGTCCAGTGCGCTTCGTATTTGGCACGTTCTGCCCGAAGCTCACCTAACCGTTTGCAAATTTGACTTGCTCGATCACTCATGCCTTATCCGCCTAGTGTTGATTTCTTTTCATCATCAGATGCAGAAGAAAGCACCTCAGATGCCTTACGCTTTTTACGCTGTGCAACCTGTTCGTTTTCTGCTGTCTGTGCCTCTGCTCGGGCTTTGGCTTCTGCTGCCTGAGCGTCATAGCCTTTGGATGCTGCCTTGGTATCTGTCAGGCCAATGGCATCCG